ACTTCGTCTGTCCACACAATACCGTGCATATGCACTCTCTCTGTATTCTGGTGTCCCAATTCTGTCACTAACCAGTGCCTCAATGTCTTTCCATACTTTTTTCTCCATCTCTCTGTATATCTTCTTACTGCTAATCTGCATATTTCATTATCTCTATCATATCCACTTAATCCTTTTATCTCATTATCTAACTTTTGCAACTCGTGTTCCGAAAATGTGTAAGTTACAAACTTAGCGTTCTTGTTAACGCGAATATCTTCTTGCAGTCTAACTTGCCAGTTCCTCGCTTTTTGCTTTTTGCATTCTATACATCTTCCACACCCCACAGGCACCATCAACACCCTCTTATCATTAATAGGGGGTATTACCCCCCCATTTTTCTTGTTCTTAGTGTACTTCCTGTTTCGTATCAACTTCGGATACAAACACATTTTACTTCCAGTTTACTTTTGGCTTAATTATATCAAATATATTTTTAGCCACTTTACTACCTACTATTACCCCTAGTATTAACTGCATCTTTTTCATATCATCTTCATTATTCACAGGGTCTAATCCCACTGTACTCATCAAATCTATTATTTGACTTCCTGTGAATTTTTTATCCAATTTCAATTGGTCTAATCCTTGCTTCACTGCATTCCACTCATCTACTGTTTTTAAATTTAGCGTTTCTTGTATTACTTTTGCTTTATTTGCATCTACTCCTAATTTCTCCGCTATTAATTTATCTATTCTTGCTTCACTTTCTGGCGTTTCTCCAGCTAAGTTTTGTCTTTCTACTTCTTTTTTCTGAGTATCTTTTTTTATATTTTCTATTTGTGCATCCATTAACATGTTACTCATGTCCATTACCGGAGCCTTCGGCGCCGATCCACTTCCTGCACTTCCACCACCTTGACTACCTGTCTGACCACCTTGTCCTGCACTTCCATACATTAACGCTGGGTTTAACCCTGCTTCTTTCATATGATCCACTTGTGCCCCATAATTTGTCTTATTCCATATATCCATTTGCATTCTATGTCCTTGTTGATTTAATTTTCTTTGATTACCATATTGTAATCCCATCATTTCCCTTTGCTGACGATTCTGTCTAGCATTTCCTATTTCGTTGTATATTCCTCCAACTGCTGTTGTTCCTATTCCTAACATTCCTGGCATAATTTCTATTTTTTAATTTATTACTATTTCTTTTCGCGCTTTTTTAAAGCGACCTTATTTCCTTGATATATAAGAACAGATGCGTACCACTCTTATCTAAATAGGGGGGATTTCTCCCCCTTATCTACTTATTTAGCTTCACTTCGCTTCTGTTGACTTAGCTTCGCTTACTTTATCCACTTCTAACTTGATTACTTTAGGTTCCTCCTTTTTTTCAGGTATCTTTCCTTTTGCATCTCGTTTTGCTTGGATACTTCCTTCTACTTTACTCATTGCATCTGTTGCAATTTCCCACCTATCTGTTCGTATATTATACGCACTTATTACCCCATCTTTACGTTCCGTAAATATACTTGGTGCTCCATCGCTTATCGGCTCTTTATTACTTACTATTCTTTCGATTTTCAGCTCTATTGGTTCACCTTCCACACATTCTACACTTTTCAACGTACTCTTTCCTGGTTTTCTATATTTATACATATCTTTTTTTTTTATAGGTTTGGAATTACTTTCGCGCTCATTTTTCTTCTTGCAGTAATTTTGTTGCTTATTTGCACCCAAAAATTCTGACTACTTAAATCCGTTTGCGCAAAAATTTCATTATACTTACTTGGATCTACATACGTCGTCAAATCTTCGATTCCGTTCGTTCCTTGTTCATATCTTCTGTTTAGTGTCATAAACATACTATCTCCTTGTACTGCAAAGTTTCCTCTCGTTTGATTTACATTTGTCATATAATTTATCCATGCTGGTTGTTTACCTGCTGTTTTATATGTTACTTCACCTGTAGTTGTTGTTGTTGTATCAAACCAAGCCATTTGATCTGTTATCAAATCTTGATATCCTATTTCATCTAATGCTGGCTTATGGAAATCATTCATATTTTTTAGATTTACATCCCATTTATTACCCTGACTATAGTCAATTCTTGGCGTAATACTTACTAATCCTATGATATAACTCGGCTCATTAACTTTTATTTTAACTTTACCACCTTTATCTTTTCCTGTCAGTCTTCCACGTCCTGCCAACGTACCTAACGGTTGGCTATCTCCTCCAGCATCTACCGTATCGCTCATACTCACTACTTCTTCGAATCCTAATTCTTTTATCAAACTTCCATGATATACTGGATTCTCACAGCTTTTCGCTCTTTCATGCGTATACACCGCATCCAACCAATCATCATAACTACCACCACTTATAGCTATTCTATTTAGCATATTATATACTTTATTCGCTAAATTCAAGCTATCTATCGTAAATTCATTTCCTGCTGTACTTACTGCAGTTACTTCATTAATTCCGTTACTTCCATCTATCCATTCCGTACTAATCCAATTATTAAACAAATCACTTTGATACGTTTTTATTCCTAGACCTTCTTGACTATTTAATTTTGCTTCATTACTAACTACACCAGCATTATAATCATATTCTAATCCTAATCCATATGGTGCTGCTGTTGTACTGTCTATTTGAAACGCTGTCACATTTCTTACCGCTTCTAGAATATCCATTCTCATGTCATCTATATTATCTAATGGAAATTCCGTTAATTGCGGTAATCCTTGTCCATCTGGTATCTGGTTTGTCACTTCTGTTTGACTACATACCCACGCTTGTGAACTTGCTCTTGCTCCATTGTATAAACTAAATGTTAGTGCATACGCACCATTTATTATACCTCCTACTATTACATTATCGAATATATCTACTGCATATGTATTTGGTCCACCATCTATATTTACTATCACATCATTCGCATCTGGTAATCCTTCTACTACATCACCATTTTTTACCACTACTATTAATCCAACTGCATACGTTGTTCCTACACTTGTATCTATTCCACTTACTCCAGCACCACTAATATCATACGGGCTTAACCCTGTTGGTGCTCCACTACTTGTTGTAGTTGTCAAATCCACACTTATCACCTTAAACGCATTACTTTCATCTGCATGAATTACATATCCTCTTTCTTCTTGTTTATTAGCATAATAATTTTTATATATATCCCAATATCCTAAATATGGTACTGCATTAAAACTTCTTTTATTATAACTTCCTCCTGCGTTTCTTCCTAATCCTCTTATATTTAAATATGAGTATATACTTGAACTATTTACTTGCGCATTATCTCCTGTTCCTATTTTATTACTTACCATTGTCATTTGTGGCAATAATATTTGACTCATATCCATTCCTATATTCAGCATGTTCATGTGTAACTTTCCATTGTACAATCTTATTGGACATTCAAACACATCTAACTGCACTTTATAACTTCCGAATAATGGCCCCACCGTTGGCAATGTCTTTACATCACAGTCTAACTGTATGTCAAAGCTATCTCCTGGCAACGCTACTTCACTCATAAACGGAACTAATGTTCCACTCGCCATACTACTTCGCCATATATACCCTAGATCATGACTTGATCTTTCATAATTTCTTAAGCTTACTTCTTGCTTATTCCCGGAGCCTAATCTGTCTCCACCTATCTCTGTTTTCATACTTCTTCTTTTTTAGTTTTTAATTTACCTTTTATCTCATCTAATAACATAACCACTTGTATTACTCTATTCCATGTTATTGTCTCTAACTGTTTTATCACATCTTTCTTATTTCCCGCTTTTTCCGTCAGTCTATAATCACCCATCACGCCGAAGCTTTCTCCTTCTATTGTAATCACATGAAAAGGACTATCTTTTATTTCTGTCCTTTCTATTGTCTGATTACCATCCCCAGAGTCTTTGCTGTTTACTTCTTCTGCACTCACTCGTAATTGTTTTAATTTTGTATCTTTCATCGTTACTATATTTAGTTGAACTTCTTATTTTTACATATTCTCCATTTTCTAATCTTTTCTTTATTATTATTTCACCTGTTTCTGTATCTACATACATACTTTCGGTCTTCCATAAAGGTTTCTCATAGCTATTCTTCTCCTTTCTACTTTTAATTAAATGTTCGTATTGTTCTCTATTGTATCCCATAATTCTTATATTTATATTTACACTTTTTAATTTGTCCTATAATTTATACTATGTCTAACAGGTTACGCACCCTGTTACTTTTCCGGCTTTTAGACGCCTTATTTTTTACTAATATACACCTTTTTTTTTACTACGCAACTTTTCCTACCCCTACCCCATACAATTTCTCTAATCTTTCTATCTTCTTTATATTTCTACGTTCATTCTCATACTTCTTTAACTCCCAATTCTTTTCATCATCACCATACCCCAATCGTTTGCTATACTTTCTTTTGTCCTCCAGTAACTTAAAGTATTCTTCTTCTCCATTACTTATATCCACTTTCACACCACACACATATCGCTCTTCCTTATCTAATTTCTCTAACCACAGAGCCTCTCTTTCATCATCATTATAGATTTTATTTCTATAATATATCGGCAACGCCAATTCTACACCTTCTCTAGTCTTATACGTTTCTCTAGTTTTCCCTTTCTTATATACGTTTCTCTCCACATCTCTTCTATCCATATACATCGACCCAATCCCATTACTCGTAAATATCTTACTGTTATATGTCTTATGACTTGCATCTACCTTATTTACATACTTCACGATATAATTTATCGTTTTCGCACTCACATAGTCTCCAATCCATATTTTCCCATACTTCCATATCTTCTCTATATCCTTCACTTCGTCTGTCCACACAATACCGTGCATATGCACTCTCTCTGTATTCTGGTGTCCCAATTCTGTCACTAACCAGTGCCTCAATGTCTTTCCATACTTTTTTCTCCATCTCTCTGTATATCTTCTTATCGCTAATCTGCATATTTCATTATCTCTATCATATCCACTTAATCCTTTTATCTCATTATCTAACTTTTGCAACTCGTGTTCCGAAAATGTGTAAGTTACAAACTTAGCATTTTTGTTAACGCGAATATCTTCTTGCAATCTTACTTGCCAATTCCTCGCTTTCTGCTTCTTGCATTCTATACATTTCCCACATCCCACAGGCACCATTAACACTCTCTTATCACTAATAGGGGGGATTACCCCCCCATTTTTCTTGTTCTTAGTGTACTTCCTGTTTCGTATCAACTTCGGATACAAACACATCTACAATTCTTTATTCCTTTTCATTATCTCATTTATCTTCTTCGCTACCGCATCTTTAGTCATCTCTAATCCTAACCCCAGTATTTCACTTTTCTCTTCTGGACTCGCACTTACTAACCATTTTAATGCATCTTTCAAATCTTTTCCAGCTCTCTTCCACATCTTCACTATTCCAAAATCACTTGGCGCTATATCATGCTCTTTGAAGAAATCTCTATCTAAACGTAGTATTTCTGCTCTTATTATTTCTGTTTCTCTCTGACTTACTTTTAAGTCTTTACTTGCTCCATAATCTTCTGTTTTACCTTCACTCTCACCTTTTTTATATCCTTCAATCGCAACTGTTTCTGCATCAGTTTTTCTTTTTTGTGCATCTATCAACTCTGCTTGTTTCCCCATTAACATATTACTCATATCCATCACCGGAGCCTTTGGCGCTCCACCACTTCCAGCACTTCCACCACCTTGACTTCCTGTTTGTCCACCTTGTCCAGCACTTCCATACATCAACGCTGGATTTAATCCAGCTTCTTTCATATGGTCTATTTGTGCTCCATAATTTGTTTTGTTCCACATATCCATTTGCAATCTATGTCCTTGCTTGTTTAACTTTCTTTGATTACCATATTGTAATCCCATCATATCTCTTTGCTGTCTATTCTGTCTTGTATTTCCATACTCATTGTATGCTGCTCCAGCTACTGTTGTTCCTATTCCTAATAAACTCATATTTTATTTTTTTAACTTGTTATTACTCTTTTCGCGCTTTTCTAAAGCGACCTTATTTCCTTGATATATAAGAACAGATGCGTACCACTTACTCTAAATATAACCCTCATCGTCAGTTCTAATATGCCCCATTTCTTCACTGTCCCGTTTTATAGGGCTGACACTTTTATTATTTTTCCTGACCCAGAGGGTTCTACTTATTTAGCTTCACTTCGCTTCTGTTGACTTAGCTTCGCTTACTTTATCCACTTCTAACTTGATTACTTTAGGTTCCTCCGTTTTTTCCGGTATCTTTCCTTTTGCATCTCGTTTTGCTTGGATACTTCCTTCTACTTTACTCATTGCGTCTGTCGCAATTTCCCATCTATCCGTTCGTATATTATACGCACTTATTACTCCATCTTTACGCTCCGTAAATATGCTTGGTGCTCCATCGCTTATCGGTTCCTTATTACTTACTATTCTTTCGATTTTCAGCTCTATCGGTTCACCTTCTACTAATTCTACACTTTTCAATCCACTCTTATTTGGTTTTCTATATTTATACATATCTTTCTTTTTTATAGGTTTGGAATTACTTTCGCGCTCATTTTTCTTCTTGCAGTAATTTTGTTGCTTATTTGCACCCAAAAATTCTGACTACTTAAATCCGTTTGCGCAAAAATTTCATTATACTTACTCGGGTCTACATACGTCGTTAAATCTTCGATTCCTGTCGTTCCTTGTTCATATCTTCTGTTTAGTGTCATAAACATACTATCTCCTTGTATTGCAAAGTTTCCTCTTGTTTGATTAACATTTGTCATATAATTTATCCAAGCTGGTTGTTTACCTGCTGTTTTATATGTTACAATTCCTGTATCAGTTACAGTTGTATCAAACCAAGCCATTTGATCTGTAATCAAATCTTGATACCCTATTTCATCTAACGCTGGTTTATGGAAATCATTCATATTCTTTAGATTTACATCCCATTTATTACCCTGACTATAGTCTATCCTAGGCGTAATACTTACTATTCCTATTATATAACTAGGCTCATTAACTTTTATTTTAACTTTACCACCTTTATCTTTTCCTGTCAGTCTTCCACGTCCTGCCAACGTTCCTAACGGTTGGCTATCTCCTCCAGCATCTACCGTATCACTCATACTCACTACTTCCTCGAATCCTAACTCTTTTATCAAACTTCCATGATACACTGGATTCTCACAACTCTTCGCTCTTTCATGCGTATACACCGCATCTAACCAATCATCATAACTACCACCACTTATCGCTATTCTATTTAGCATATTATATACTTTATTCGCTAAATTCAAGCTATCTATTGTAAACTCATTTCCTGCTGTACTTACTGCAGTTACTTCATTTATCCCATTACTTCCATCAATCCATTCCGTACTAATCCAATTATTAAACAAATCACTTTGATACGTTTTAATTCCTAGACCTTCTTGACTATTCAATTTTGCTTCTCCTATTACTTCACTTCCTGTCCACGTATATTCTAATCCTAATCCATATGGGCTCTCTGTTGTATTATTTATTTCAAACGCTGTTACATTTCTTACTGCTTCTAGAATATCCATTCTCATGTTATCTATATTATCTAACGGAAACTCCGTTAATTGCGGTAATCCTTGCCCATCTGGTATTTGATTTGCTACCTCACTTTGATTACATTGCCACGCTTGTGAACTTGCTCTTGCTCCTACATAAAATCCAAATGTTATCGTTTGCGTTAAATCTTGGTTTTTTACTACACTTACATCATCGAATATATCTACTGCATATGTATTCGGTCCCGCATCTATGTTCACTATTACATCTCCCGCATCTACTTTACCTTCTACTACATCTCCATTTTTCACTACTACTATTAACCCAACTGCATACGTTGTTGCTACACTCGTATCTATACCACTCGCTCCAGCACCACTAATATCATACGGACTTAGTCCTGTTGGTGCTCCACTGCTTGTCGTTGTTGTTAATTCTACACTTAACACTTTAAACGCATTACTCTCATCTGCATGTATTACATATCCTCTTTCTTCTTGCTTATTAGCATAATAATTTTTATATATATCCCAATATCCCAATAATGGTACTCCATTAAAATACCTTAAATTTAATGCTCCACCTGCATTTCTACCTAGTCCTCTCATATTTAAATAACTATATATACTACTACTATTTATTTGCGCATTATCTCCTGTCCTAATTTCATTACTTATCATTTTTATCTGTGGCAATAGTATTTGACTCATATCCATTCCTAT